GCCTTCGCCTCCGCCTTCGCCTCCGCCTTCGCCTCCGCCTTCGCCTCCGCCTTCGCCTCCGCCTTCGCCGCCTCCGCCACCTTTGCCTCCTCCCTTGCCTTCTCCTCAGCCTCACGCCGCGCCCGCTCCTCCGCCGCCGCCTTTGCTGCATCTTCTTGTGCTAATTGTTGAAAAAAACCAAACATATTTAAATTGTTATTATTAGTTTCATATGAAACTATAGATGCTATAAGTGCGTTTTTATTATCCTTAGTTTTTGGAGGTGTTTTACTTGGTGTCAAAAAAAAAAAGGAAATATAGAAATTGAATTTTTATTCAAATGTTGTGAAGCTATAATTGCTAAAAGTGCGTTTTTATTATTAGATATTGGAGATATTGTAGATAATATTGGAGAATAATTATTTAATAAAAAAGGAAAAAAAGGAAATGATGATTGATTAAAGTGATGTGAAGCCATAGATGCTAAAAGTGCGTTTTTATTAGGATTTTCTGATGATGTTATATCTATTCCATCAGGGTAAACTATTTTGGTTGCTTTTTCTTTTAAAATTTTATCTTCTTCAGTAACACGTGAATTAATAAAATTATTTGATTCGTTTATTAAGTTTTCTAACTCCTGGATTCGGGTATCTAATTTTTCTCTCGTTTCATTTAAAACTTTTATTTTATTATCAAATTTATCTTTTTTATTTTCATATTCTTTTTTAGTAAATTTTTTTAATAAGTTATCGTATTCTTCTTTTTTTATTATTGCTTCTTTTAATGTTGTTTCAAAACCAGTTATAAATTTTTTATATAGTACAGAAAATTCATTTTTATTGAGTTCTTTACCATCTTTAGGATTTATAAAATTTGTTTTTAAATTTTCTTTAAAAGCATTAATATTAGTAGTATTATTATCTAATAAATTTTTTGTAGCATTAAAAACTTCTTGAATACTTTCAATAAAATCTTTTATTGGTTTTTTATCTTGTTCTTTTTCATATTTTTCACGTTTTTCTGCGAATCTAGCTGTTTCACTTGTATTTTGAGCATCTTTTTTAGATTTATTAACTGAATTAATAGCCTGAATAGTAGATTCAAGATTATCAATAATTTGCTTTTCTACCTCTTCATCTGTAATACCAGAACGTGTAATAATTTCTTTAATTTTGTATGAAAAATCGTCGGCTTTTTGAGTAGTATCAACAAATTCAGCAACAGTATTAATATTAGTTGCTAACATTTTAGTTAAATAATCAACTGACGAATCTTCGCCTGTATTTAGACCTGGATTTCTGGGAACAATTAAATGTTTCCAATATTTTTGCCATTCTAAACATATTTTATCATTACTTTGATTTTCATTACATAAGCTTTGTAATATAATATAAATAATAGATGTATCTATATTTTTAATAAATGAATTACTATACGATTCTTGATGATACATATCCATAATCGCTTTTATACGTTTATCATCATTAATAAGAGAATTTTTATTGGTTTCAGCATTATTTTGAAAAGTTAATTTGCTAGATATATAAAAATTTAATCTAACTAAAAATTTCAATAAAATAATTTTTTGTATATTTACATTAAAATTTGTATCATCATCTGAATTTGACATTAAACTATTATTATATTAAGTTATTAAATTATTAAATATAAATATATAAGAATATTATAAATATTTTATAATATAAAATATGTGTTTAATATATATTTTATAAATGTCTACATCAAATAACCCAGAAGATAATATTTATTTAAATGAGATGGAATGTGTTCCAATTACCGATTCGGGCGAAGAGATAGAATCTAATAATGAAGAATCACGTAAACGTATTTTTGGGGGAGGAGGTGCTAATGTAAATAATTTTAGTTTGTTTGGTACATCTGAACGTGGAAGTCTTAGTATGGATTTTTTTTATGGAATAGTAATAATAGGTTTTATATATTCAGTTGGAGATTATATATTTAATGGTATGCCTCAAGGAATTGTAGCAAAAAAATTACAACATGCTTAAATATTATATTTTATAAAAATTTTTAATATAAAATATAAAGTATAAAGTATAAAATATAAAGTATAAAGTATAAAATATAAAGTATAAAGTATAAAATATAAAGTATAAAATATAAAGTATAAAATATAAACTTGAATTATTTAAACATAATTAGCATTATGAATATCACATAATGTAGGTTTATAATTACTTGAATCTGGAGAATTATCTATATTATTAGATATTTTACTTACCATTTCTTCTTCTAACGATTTAGTCGAAAGATGTTTATTATAAGTATTTAATTTTTTTACTTTTTTATTTTCACTAGGAATAATTTTTTCTGATGAAATTTTGTTAATATTATTTATAAAGATTAAAGATGAAATTAGAAATAAAATAACAATAAAAATATTAACATACATACTCAAAATAATAGCAATAACAATAAGTATAATATATATATAACTTAAATTAGTCGAATTCATATTATATAGTGAAAATGTAGGTTGAATTAAAATATAAAATATTAATAAAATAATAAAAAATATTTCTAAATTAGAAATAGAGTTACTCATTTATAGTATATAAATTTATTTTTTTTATTAATTTAATAAAATATATTAAATCGTAATAACTATATTATATTAGATGAAAAAAGTAAGTCCAAGAAATAAACAAAAATTAGAATTTGAAAAAAAAGTTTTAAATGATATTGATAAATTAAAAAAAAATAATCTAATAAATTCATATATTGGAAATAAAGGTTATACTATATATAAAATATGTTTAAATGATGATATTATTAAATATATAAAAGAAATATTAACAGTTAAACCATTTTCAAGTAATATTGGTGAAAATATAAGTTTTCCCATATATCAAGAAAATGAAAAAAAATTGTATTTACCTAAATTTTATGGTATAAGTTTATTTGACTATCCTAAATCTTTTAATATTTCAGATGGAAAAAATATTAGTATTAAATTTAATGGTGTTTTAAGAAAAGAACCAGTTAATCAAGAAGAAATTATAAATAAATATTTGACAGCTATTAATTTTTATAAAATTAATAATAAAGAATTAAATGAAAAAGATATAATAAAATATAAATCTTCTGCTGGTGCTTTAATTGATTTAAAATGCGGCGGAGGTAAAACCATTTTAGCTTTATATTTAATTTCAATTATAAAGAAGAAAACTATAATTTTTGTTCATAAAACATTTTTAAAAAATCAATGGATAGAGAGAATTCGAGAATTTTTACCAGATGCTAAAATCGGTAGTATACAAGGACAAATAATAGATATTGAAGATAAAGATATTGTAATTGCTATGATACAATCAATTACTATGAAATCATATCCAAATACATTATTTGATAGTTTTGGATTTTCAATATATGATGAATGTCATCATTTATCAAGTGAAGTCTTTAATAATTGTTTTAGAACAGTATCAACCTTATACAATTTAGGTTTAAGTGCTACAATGAACAGAAAAGATGGATTAACATTTGTATTTAAGATGAATTTAGGTGAAATATGTTATAAAAGCAAAGAAAATTTAGATGAAGATAATGTAATAATTAAAGCGATTGAATATAAAATAGATGATGATGATTATAATGAAGTAGAAAGAGATTTTAAAGGAAATGTAAAATACTCAACAATGGTAAGTAAAATAAGTAATTATGAAAATAGATCAAATTTTATAATAGATGTAATAAATAATGAATTATATATTAATAATAATCAACAAATTTTGGTATTAGCACATACAAGAGCTTTTTTAAATTTTCTATATAAAAAATTTAATTTATTAGATGAACACACAATAGGTTATTATGTAGGTGGTATGAAAGAAAAAGATTTAAAAGAAAGTGAAAAAAAAAAAATTATATTAGCAACATATCAAATGGCAGCCGAAGCTTTAGATATTAAAACTTTAACAAGTTTATTTTTAGCAACACCTAAATCAGATATAGTTCAAGCGGTGGGAAGAATTTTAAGACAAAAGCATAGTCAACCATTAATATTAGATATTATAGATAGTCATGACCCATTTTTAAATCAATTTAACAAACGTAAATCATATTATAATTCAAAAAATTATAAAATATATAAAACATCATATAATGATTATATAAATTATATAAAAGATTGTAAAAAAAACATAAATATAGAACCAGATGTATCTAAATTATGGAATGAATTAAAAAATAATAAAAACAAAAATAGAAATAAAGAAACAAGTAATAAAGAGTGTATATGTTTAATTTAAAAATAATATCTATTTTTTAATAAATAATATAATGATTATTATTTATTAAATATAATTAAAGTTGTAATTAATAATCTATCTGTAAGTAATCTATTTACGAGTTCTACGAGTTCTGCGAGTTCTGCGCGATTTTACGGGTTTGCGTCCTACACGCGATTTACGCGATTTTCTTACAACACGTTTTTTGGTACCGCGGCGTCTTCTGCGACGACCACCACTTAGAGATTCAGAGTTATCCATTAAGTTGCTTAATTCTGTTAAAGCCATTTTATATATATTAAAAAGAAATTAATTATTTTTTTAATTAAAATTAATTTTTTAATATTTTTGCTAAAATATATTTGTCAATAGGATTTTTAAAAGATTTTTTAATAGGTATCCATACTTTTAAATAATTATTATATTCACAATAAATTTTTTCAGAATAAATTTCATTATTTTTCTTTTTTAAATATTTATCAATAGATATATCTTCAAACTCTTCATCTGAATCACTTTCTTCTAAATAATCTAAATTTATATTTTCTTTAATATTTCTAAATATACTATTCATAAAAATACTCGTTTTATAACTATTTATATACGCATAACTATAAAATTCTTCTTTATTATTATTTAAAATATACATAAGATAAATATCTTGTTCCAAACAAGGTCTAATTAAAAATGTTGCAAATTTCTTTTTATTAAAATCATTAAAATTTAATAAACGATTATTACCTAAATATAAATTATCATCATAAAAATCTAATCCAAATATTTTATAATTTAATTTATAATAATTTTTAAAGAAATAATCCGTACTGTTACATATAAAAGGTGATAAAATTTTAAATTCATTTTTAGAATATTTATTAAATATATTAAATAAATTATGAAATAATTGTAATTTATAAGATAAATTATAACCTAATTTACTATTAATTTTATCGTTGCAAATATTATAATTTAATATTCTATTGATAATAAATAAATTATTTTCTTTTAATAAAGTTCCTTCAATTAATAGATTGTTATATGATAATTTTATATCAAAATTTAATTCTAAATTATAAAATGTATTATTTTTATCGTAAAAATCATTATTATTAAGTATAATTAATATACTTAATAATTGTTTTTCATAATATGTAAACCATATATATGCTATTTTTCCATATGGTTTTATAATAATATATTTATTATCTGTATTATTAAAAATATATTTATTATTATAATAAATATTATTAGATGTTTTTTTTACATTAGGAAAACGATATAAAATATTATTAATTATTTTTGTATCTAGATATTTCATAACAATATATATGAAACTATTATAATTTTATATATTATATACATTTAAATCATTTTTTATTTTAATATGTAAATAATTTTAAAATAAATCAATTATTTAAACCATTCAAAAATTCTGTTAATTCATTTTTCATATTATCAATATTAAAATTTTGATTTTGATTAAAGTTTTGATTAAAATTTTGATTTTGATTAAAGTTTTGATTTGATGTTTGATTTAAATTTTGATTTTGATTAAAGTTTTGATTTGATGTTTGATTTAAATTTTGATTTTGATTAAAGTTTTGATTTGATGTTTGATTTAAATTTTGATTTTGATTAAAGTTTTGATTTGATGT